AGTTTTGCAATACTGCGCATGAGGCCGCTGGAAGTACCCCTTCTAGTGTCGTTTGGAGACGACGAACTAAAATTCAGTCTTCACAGCCCAAGGTAGAGGCTGTTACACTACCTAGTGTGCCGGTGCAGGCAGAACCAAACAGGTTCTATACACCGGACACTACAGAAAAAATTGCTTTCAGTCTGACGAAAATACTTGAATGTTTTTGTCTCTTCGGTTTTAACCGTGAGAGCTTTTCGTTGGAGCCCAGTCTTCTCTATTATCAGAGGCTTGTAGAGCAGGTTCGAAAACCTGATCCGTGGATTGACGTCTTTAAATTAGCTATTGCTAGTTGCGTATCCATGTCAAGATCTAGAGAAGCACCTCCACCTCTGTGTGGCGTGGAGGGTTTTAAAAATGGCTTTCTTCTACTCGGGAGAGGACATCGTTTCTTATTGTCGCTTGTTCGGCGAGATAAGGTTTATAAGCTTAGAGTCAAAAAAACTCAAGAACGATGCCTTCCAACAACCTTGGATAAGTTGTTGTGTACACTCCAGTGTCGTATTAAACGGGGCTTGCCCCTACCTGGAGACGACCGATGTGACTACACGCTCTTGGACATGGTCCGAAAAGTATTTATTGAGCATGTAGCGGTACCACAAGTGATTACCTATAAAGTCGACATCAAAGATGTTTATCTAAATAATGGTTATGAACCTAATCCAGAGGCTAAAATTTCAGACGAACGTAAAAAGTTCGTCCCTCTCGGACGGGGTGAGTATACTATGAAACAAATCTTAGATTCATGTAGGCTTTGTACACTTGAGGTATTAGAAGGTTGTAAATGGGATGAATGTTCTATGTATGAAACGTTTTTTCCATCTACATCTGCCAATTACGTAAATTCTCGTAAGGATGGGGGTTGTGTCTCTGCGATCTTAGATGATTATGATATCAAGGTCGTGATTAATGAATTTTTAAATTCAGGACTATACCCGGATCTATCGGAACTACTACATTTGCGTATTATCAAGAAGACTCCCTTTGGGGGAGTAGAATTCAACTGTGTGGCTTGGGATACAGAACGGCTTAAATGGGCCTTTGTTAAACTTTATAACTCTGTATTGAAACAAGCGGTAAAGGAGGAGAATCTTGTCAAAGGTGTTTCTCTTAAAGAAGCTTTAAAGGTCCGTATAATTACTAAAGGACCACCTTTTAGGACTTTTGTCCTTAAACCCTTACAACTCTATTTGCATGCAAAGATGCGTAAGCATAGAACTTTTCGTCTGATCGGCGAAACAGTTAGTACTGTTTATCTTGATCAATTATTCGGCAGGTATACCAGTGAAGGTCCAGAAATGGGCTTTACATCTGGTGATTATAGCGATGCTACAAACTGCTTGAATAGTCAGATAAGTAATCAGTGTTCTGATGCTATTTGCGAGGCCCTCGGGCTCGGTAGAGTTTTTGGGGAATTGTTGACAGATTCCTTGACGCGACATACCTATGTATGTAAGGACGGTTTACCACCATTTTATCCTCAGAAAAATGGTCAG